TATCAAGGTATTTATTTTTTTATGATTAAGTTTTATTTTATTTATGTAAATCACCTTTGAGAACACAGGTATTACAGCTCTTGTTTCTTCCATATTTTTCTCCTATCTAAAATTATAAGCTAAAGATATTCTTTGTTCTTCATCTAAATGTTGTTCTACAAAATGATCGATGTAGCTTCTAAATATTAATAACTTACCTGGCTGTGCTTTATAGAAAACAGGTGTGCTAGGTGAGTAAGTAAAATTATCATATTTAATATTATCAAAAACATGTGGTCTAAAAAATACTTTGCTGGCTTTATTATTTGCTTTTAAAAAATAAATGCAAGATATTACAAAACCAAAATGATTGTGCTCTTCTTGATAATCATGTTTATTATATATGTTAAAAAAAGCTTCACCCTCAAACTTCATGTCATAAGACATTGTCGTTTGTTTCATATACTCTTTAATTTTGTCAACAACCCACTTATTAAGTTTATCGAACTGTTTGTCTTGAAGTAAATTATGTTTTTGAAACGTAGTAAATAATTGACCATTATTTAAA